AACTTCCAAGCCATCTGATTTTCTCCAAATAGAGTAGGCTTCTTCGATCGTGATTTCAGGCTTGCCAAGCTTCGCGTTGACGGCGTTGTGCAACGCTACGCCCCAGGCAAAGAATGCTTCGGGGGATGAGAAGTCGGGAGGTATTTCCGCAAGGATTCGCTGATAGCCGTCCTTGCAATCGCACCGCTGCGGGATTAGGTACTGCCAGATGTCGAGGTACTGAGGATCGCACCCGCGATAGGAATGGAGCTTGGCCCAAGCGAATTGGCCTTGTTTAATCGTTCGCTCGATCCGCTTTGCGTTGACTTGCTCTTGGCTTATCGTCGGCGGTGGATCGCCCTGCATTGTGATCGTAAACGTCCTGGGTTGTGGCGCAGCCCCTAGGGTAAATGGCGTCCCGTCCATGTTGATATTTAAGCTAGATTGATCGTCCATGAAGGAGCCCCTGTACAAACTGATTGACTTGAAAAACCCGAACATGTTTGCGTTCGAGTGTGGGCGGTAACTGTTTGATTCCACTTTTGAGCGAACTTAGGCAAGCATCTTCCGTCTGGCAAGCAGCATTCGCAATCGTCGAGGAAATCGCAGCAAGCCTCATTGCAGTTGCCCACGAAACAGTCCGACGTATCGAAATAGGGAGGCGCAATTTCGCCTGCGCCGCCTACGCTGATACCGCAACCGCAAGCCAAGAAATCACCGAAGGGAAAGCCTACGCCGGGCCTGAAACAAGTCGCTTCATTCTCTGGATTGATCTGGAAGTCTAAGCAGTTGACCGAAAACGCCGTGCCTGGGCATTCATACTCAGGGGTCGCGCATATCGTTAAATTCGTGGTGCAGGATACCGCCGGGATGCAAGGGTCGTCGAAACACCCGTCGATATCCGTTACGTTTGGAGTTTGCCCTAGCCCGTCATTGAAACAGTTTTCCGCTTCAGACTCGATGATAGGCCCGCCCGAGGTGACTTCATCGGTGCAGTAGCAAGGCTCGTTGAAAAAGCATCCCGTAAGGGCAGACGGGCTAGATGGTGAGTTAATGCAAACCGAGCTTGCGTAGTTGTACGGTTCATAGTTGCAAGAACTTGCATCGCATCCAGGGACTTCGGCGTTTGTAAATTGAATCGCCCCGGTCGGCATTTCGTCATAGTAGCGGACTCTATCAAAGCCGAAGACGCCTGAGTTTCGGCATAAATTCGAGCTGCTAAAAGGTGGTGGGTCGGCTGGTACGTCGCTGCAACCAATCGCACCCGATGCACCTATGCTAATTTCGTAATCGGGATTCACCTCGAAGCAATCGGTATTTAGCATCGTCACCGTTTGCGATCCGCTGGTAAGACCGTTTTGGTAGATCGCCGTTTCGTATTCGTAATTGAACCGTGACCGGATAACGATCTTGCACCCGCCGGTTTGCCCCTCCACGCCTTCGCAGTTGACTTCCTCTTGACTAATGCGAACGACGATACTTTTTGCTCTGCGCCAAACCGCCATAAAAGCATTGTCGGTATACGCTACCGTGCTTTGAGTTTCTGCTATCGGGGAGTAGCTACCGCCGCAACAATAATCCTCTGGAACGTCGCTACAATCGCCGCCCAATGGCCCATACTCGAACCCTCGATAACTGCCCCTGGTTTGCCTTGTGTGAAGCGTTGTGCATTCTTGAAGTACCGAGCCTTCGTAAAGTAAAGAACTGCAACTTTTCGACCAACTCGGAGCGCTGTTCGGTGTAAATGTTTGTTCATAGCAACAAGTGCCGCTCCAACCGCCGCCCGTGTAGCCGCTGATCGTAACGGTCGGCAAATCCTCGATTGGAAGGCATTCGCAAGTGCAACAGCATCGACCTATCCCGCCCATTTAACACAACTCCACTGCAAGCCACTTGGCATCAACAGGAAGCAGTAAGACGTTAGCTGCCGAAGCAATCGCCACGCCTGTTGGATTCCATGCCGTGTATGTTATCGTCCCCGCTGTCCAATTGCCAGACGCCGGAGCTTTGGCTGTCACGGTCCCGCTAGTGTTCGCACCGATGCCGGATCCTGCCACCGCCAGCAATGGCGTTTCGCAAGCAATCACCTTGATTAGGTCGTCCTCTTGTTCGTCGTCACCGATAAACGTAAACAGGCACCCCTTCGACAGGTCAAACGACGCATCCACCGGCCCCATCCGCGTACCTGTCGAGTAGGTCGCTGAGTCTTTCTTTGCTCGGAAGATCGGCCCCCATTGAACCGTACCGATTTCATCGGGCAAGCATTCGCCAGGGCCATTGAGCAAGAACGGCCCTACCACTGAATTGCTGTAGTCGAAGGGCCTAGTGACCTCAATGTACGTGGTTCCGTCGATCTCGCTGGCCCCGTTCATCTGGACGCATCCATAAGCCGGAATCGTCGCGGTTGATCGATTGATGAAATAGATCGGAGTTGGCGTATAAGGAATTGCCATCGTTGCCGATGCGCTTCCCATCCGCTCAAAGGCTTGAACGGATTCCCAAATTCGCTTGGCCTGTTTCGGCGTGTATACTCCGATCTCTTTGGCCATTAGCCCCTCGTATCGCAAAGCAGGGCGATTGAATAGATCGCCGGGGTCACGGCCGTAGCCGTCGCTGCGTCGTTGCTACTGATCGACAAGCGAACTTCGAGCAAGTCCCCAGGGTCGACGCCTGTTGCGTTGATGGTGAAGTTGTAAGCCGCCGCCGTAAGGCTATTCATTGACTGTGCGGTTGTAGTTACCAAGTCCGATCCAAGAACCCCGTCGGCCCCAACGTAAGCCTCTGCGTCGATCGTGCAAGAAACATCCGCAACGGTCGTTTCCATCTTGGCCCGGATCTGCAATTGGATCGTCTGCCCGTCCTCGTAGTTGGCCGGTATCGGGATTGCCAAATAGAGCCGTCTGGTAGTCGCTCCAAGAGCCTTAACATCGCCCGCCGTGATTCTGGCCGGATTAGTTCCCCAAGTGCCTGAGACTAGCCCTAGATCGTCGCTCGATGCCGATGCCGGTAGGTTTGTTGCGACTGCATCCCAGGTTCTAGCCTGAGTCAACGGTACAATCGACTCGGCAAGCACCCTTTGGGCTAGCTTGGTCGTTGCGATGTCGGCATTCCCCGCGATCGTGTAATTGGTGATAACCTCGGGGGGCAAAATGATTGTTACGTCTGGTACGGTTGTCATGGTAGTAGTCCTAATGCTCCATAAGGGAGGGGGTTGTAAAGCTTAAATTCTAGCCAATGGGCTTGAACTGTGTTAGGTGGCTCAACGTCGGCAAGCTGGTATCCGTTTTGATCTAGCAAGACTGGCCTTGTCACTGGCTCACCGTTTCGCATGGCTCGAATGATTTGGTATGGCAATCGCCCTGGCGCAGGGGGCCCAACAATGTCAAGCCGCTTGTAGTAGCCCTCATGCCGGACCCGTTTGTACCAAGCTTTATCGGGGGTGGTTCGGTACGGGTAGCGGAATTGAATCACGGCCGTAACTTCCCAGTACCCGCCGCCGCCGACGTTTGGATCCTTAACCGATACGCCCTGTAGCTTTTGCATCTTGCCAGTGCCAGGAGGCCACCCTAGGAACAAATCAGAATTGACCGACTCGCGATAAGCTGCTTGGACAAACGGATTGAACAAAAGCATGTTCTTGCGAATCGTAACCGTCTGATCGGCAAAAAGTCGCTTGAGCCCTTGGATTGGCTCGTTGTTTTTTGTAACGATCGGATTGCCGTCGTAGTCTTCATCAATCTCTTCTTCGGTCTCTACGTCGTCCCAGTCGATTTTAGCCGCCGACAGGATCGGGCTTTGGGATTGATTGCCCGGCCCAAACTTGATTTCGCCGTTGTAATTGACCGTAACGATCCAATAGACCGGACTGATACGCTGTGGCCTTGCTTGGTCTGCGAACACGTAGGGGTACGCTGGCGAATACGACGAGCCTGCCGCTGGTATCCCTTGGCCTTGCACTACGTCATCGACTGTAGCCTGTGGAGTCGTGAACACTTGGTACGCCGACGTAAAAGCCGCCTGAGCCGTGCGGAATTTATCGGTAAGGCTGAAATCGCCGGTAACATTTGACCACATCGGAGTAACCGAGATTACGTTGCTCATTTTACAATCTCGATTCTAAGTTCTTCGCTCGGGGATCGATTCGCGTTGTCAAGCAGTACGTTAGTGCGCTTTTGCTCCTCGACTTGCTTGGCTGTGTTCTCAACTAGCTTGGCAATTGGACTATCCGTTTGGCCTCGCACAAGCACCCGCGACTCGAAGGCGGTTAGCGATCGGATCTGGTCCTGCAACGCACTAGCGGCCCCTGCCCTTGGCTTTAGATCGATGCCGATTTCTAGCTTCATCGCGTCTTGCAATGCCGCTAGCCGCTCTCGGATCTTCGAGTCAAAATCTTCGGTAAGCCCGCCGACCGATTCATCGAGAATGGCCTGCAAGCTCTTTTCGGTTTCCGTTACTGCCCTTTCGCCAAAGGCTGGCATGTCCTGAAACGCTTCGGCAAACGTGGTTTTTCCCATCGCCACGACCGCCGTAATGGCCCCAATATTCTCGACTAGCCACGAGGCTTGAACTGCCATTTCCTGGAATCGAAAAACCGAATCGTTAGCAATCCGATTTACGCTCAACAGGATCGACGCCGAGACCGATTCCATAACGTCTTCAAACCGGAATATCGCAAGCTCTGCTACGGTAAACCCGGTCACGAAAGCTTCGGCAATCGTCCTGCCTACGTCCTGCATTGCGTTTGCTAGGTCTTCTCCGTGTTGGACGAAATCATCCATCGCCGGAATCATCGAGCTTTGGATAAACTCGAAGGCAACCGCCAAGCCTCGGTAGACAACATCCCGGATAGGTGCAAGCAATGCCCCGAAGGATTCGTAAAGGTTCTTTGTTGCAACGCTCAAGGCTTCGCTAGCCTCTAACGCCGACTTTGCCGAGTCAGCCTTATTCAATAGCCCCTTGGTAGCCAATTCGCTAACCGCCGCAAGCCGTTCTTCCGTTGTGGCTAGTTCGTTGATATTCGGAATCAAGCCCTCGAACGCTGCGAAGTTGCCCTTTACCGCATCCTCGACCATCCGCATCGCTGAGGATAAGTCTCGATCGAACACCCGCGATAACCCAAGAGCCGCTTCGGCCATGTCCTCAATATCGCCCGCTCCAGCACCGCGCCGCAATGCTTGGGCCATCTGATCCTGGATGCGTCCCGAATCGACGTTAGTCATCCGCTCAAGGCTATTGGCAACCTTGACCATTTCATCCGATGCCGCTTTGCCTGCCCCTGGGATTAAAGCGACTGTCTCGGCAAGCTTGATCGACGATCGGTTAAGGTCGTCAAACGCTGCGACCGATGCCGATGCAAACCCAACAACAGCCCTGCCCGCTTCGACGATGCCGATTACCGCTGCCGTCACGCCTGCTAATTGGGCTAGGCCACGGATCGAAAATTCGACTTGCTGAGCCGTTTGCGTCACTTCGGTCGAGAACTGACGCAACACCGCCGAAGCTTCGTTTTTCGCTCCAAGTGTTACTTCTACGTCAGCCATTTTTACGCCTCTGTTCTTCGATTCGGTTTACGTCGGCTTCAAGTGCATTTTGCACCGAAACAAACCAAGCATCCTGATCGTAAATCCCGCCCGCCTCCGGCAAGATCCCTTTCGAGACCCAAGCCGCAAGGTTGGCCGCTGAACTAACTCGATGCCCTACGTAATCCTTCGGGCAATCGACGATTTCAAAATACCCTCGACCCTCGCAAGCATCGCAACCGGATTCGTCGCAACCTGGACAAGCTAGCATCAACGGAAGGTCGTTGCTTGGCTTGTTGTTGCATTGGTTTCGAGTGCAAGTTTTGCATAATTCGCCGCATCGAATAAATGCGGCGGTCCTTATTTTTTTTTATCACCTTCGCTAGCCGAATTGCCGCGTAGGCAACAACTGACAAGCTTAACCGCGTCGGCAACTTCGATTTCTTCGTCCCAATCATCTATGGGCTTTTCGAGGCTCCAACCAGCCAAGCAAATCGAGACGGCTTCGCGGATCGCTGCTATCTGTTTCTTTGGCTCGGTCGATTCCCTGAAATCGCTGATAAGCCCCAAGACCTGTTCGGTCTTTCGGAACTTTAAGCGATTCAAGGTAAACTCGATGTCGCACCCGTCGATTTTGTCTGTGAATGTACTAGGCTGCATGGTTGAAAGCGATTGAGAATTCTTGGTCTGAAGCGTCCACGTTTTTGTTGGCTTGCCATTCGAGTTGATCGGTCATAATGCCGTTCCGCTCTCCCATTGGCTTGGCTACTAGCTGGGCCTTGGGGATTGTAAATACAAGCGTTGAGGTTGTTGGCCCCGCGATGGTAAACGATAGGCTAGCCTCTGTCCCATCGCGGAATTGACCGTATCGGTTTTGAGTGGCGATAAGCTTGGATTCAGGATTGCCGGTAATCCTTGGATTGCGATCCGTGATAACAAAGCTATCGACGCCTGCCGCCGAGGTCGAGCATTCCCTAGCGGTAATCACGTTGCCGAGGTCGATCATTGCCGACTCAAGGCAGATATTCGTCGACGCCCAAGACGTAGCACCGCCTGCAACGCGAAGGGGTAGCGTATTGACGTAGTTGATCGACGATGGAATCGCAACGTCTGCTTCGTCGCTGTAGACGCCTTGGAAGTCAAATTCAACCCGCCCCATTCTGCCGGTAGGCAGGACAAATCGAGCATTACCGACCGCCCCGTAAATCTGCCTGCGAACTCCATCGAAGAATCCTGCAATGGTCAGGGTCTTAACCGCGCTGCCCGATGCCGGAACTTCGGTTTTCGGGTAATAGGTAGCCGTCGACAGAACCACACCGCAAGCCGGAAGGAAAGTGCTGGCCCATGCCGGAACTGCCGAGCCGTCATAGGCTAGATCAACTGAGAAGGTAGCCCGGCCAATCCTAGCCCCTGGAATCGAGGTTAAGCGACCGAAGCCGCCTTGGCCCTGCCGTTCCTCAAATGTAGCCTCTGGTTGAATCATAAGGTCATAAGCATTGACCGTGCAATCCGCTGCCGCGAGCGTTTCGGCTGTCCCTACGGTCGATTCGATCTTCGCGCCTAAAACGGTCTTTTTACGTAGTAGCATATTTGTCTCTCCCGAGTATGTCGTTTGCGTCCTGTTTGGCTTCTTTGAGCTTGCGAACCATTATCGATTTAGCCTGAGCCGCCCCGCGATCAAAAGCATCTTTGACGCCCTCGATCTTGGTCGCTTGCAAGTCTCTTAGTTTCTGGATTGGGAATCGAGCCCGTCCGAGTCGCTTGTAAATGTTCCTGCCTAGCTTGGCGATCTTCGGCCCGAAAGCCCCATCGAATACCATCGCCGGAGTGCCTCGAACGAATTCAATCTCGACCCCCTCGACCGTCTGCCGTGCTTTGAATGCCCGAAGCGGTACGGTAAACGTGTCGTCGATTTTTAGAATTGATTCCTTGGCTAGTAGGTTGTCGATTAGTCTTTCGTCAACGCAAAAGGATCTGAGTTCCTCGACTCTTTCGACGGCCATTGCCGTGACGATTTCGCGCTGTGTTCGGTTTCTTGTTTCTCTTGTCGCTTCGTCAATGCGATTACTAAAAGCCTTCTCCAGTCCGTCGGCGTAGTTGATTACCCGCTCGGCTGCTAGCTTGGCTTTTTCTTCGTGTGCGAATATGTCGATTATCATTGCTTCACCGCCTTACCGTCGGATCGTCTTCATCGACTCGATACGTAACGATCAACTGCATGTTCGCCCCGTCGATACCGCCATCAGACGTAAAGCTGATCTTGGTCCCGAAGGTAGCAAACAAAGCGTTCCCGTCGAAGGTATGCCATGAGCTAGCCGGGGTGCAAATGCACTTGCGAACATCTGAGCCGAATTGATTTAGTAGCGTGTCGATTGCGTCTTGGCTTCGCTCTGAGGGCATCAAAACTAGCCGGATATTGAACTGCTGAGCCAAAGCAACCGCCGGAGGATTGCCCGGACAAGATAACTCAGGGACTTCGTTTTGGACGCCCTGGGTAATGATGATCTGGCGATCGATCGGCGTGTAGTTGGCAAATCGAGTAGGTCGCTTGACTTCCTGAACGTCGGTAGGGTACGTAGTCGAATCGCCCACCATAGCCAATAGCCTGGATTCCAATTCGACCGCGATTAACTCGATGATTGCTAACGACATTCGAGAACTAGCATCCCTTCATCATGCTCAACAAGTCGAACAATAGACCGCCGCTCCGCTGGTTCGCCAACTCGGGGGGATAGCCCAATCTGATCCCCGCCGAGGTCTAGCTCGTCGCTTGCGATACCTTCCGATCCATCATTCGAGACGTAGACCGTGAACCGTGGGGTTACTAGTTCTGACGCCTCTGGAAGTTGCAAAGAATCGTCTCGCACAACCACCGCGTTTATCTTCCTCGACCGACCGTTTCGCTTGTAGTAAACGATCGATTCGGCGAAGTCTTGCGGGTTGGCGAAAACGTTCTTGGCATCCTCGATGATGGTATCGTGCAGGCTCACGGATTAGACCCGCTTGCCGTCGATCTCGATGTAATCCATCTCGAAAACGTCGGCGTTCGTGTTCGCCGCTTTTTGGAGTTGAACAATCGGCTGGAAGCTTCCGCTGTACGCCGACATATCGAAGGTCGTGTCTTTGCAGACCTGAACGCCGTCGATAAAGAACCGGACGTTGCTCTTGCCGCCCCGGAAGTCGATAACAAACTTCTTAAACGTGGTTCCAAGGGCAACGCCCGTAGAAACGTCGTTATTGTCTCGCACCGTGTCGTCGGTCTCGACATAAACGAGCGTAGTACTGTTCGCACCCTCCATTCGGAACCAAGCATGCTCGGCAACCGAATCGGCGGTGTCGTTTCGAGCCGAGCCCAAGCCGAATACCAGGATGGATCCGCTCGTAAAGGTCGATGCCCCTATTCGAGCCCGCATTTCGACGCTTTGAACTTCGTCGATGTCGAACGCCAAAGCATCGCCGTGACCGCCGCCGAGGATCTGAATTTGACTCGCACTTGTGAGAGTCAGAACTTTTTTGTCGTTGCTCCGCTGTGCTGTCGGAGGAGCCGCTCCAGTGATCGCATAGACCCAAGGGGAAGCGATGTTTGCCGAAGTCGGAAAGGATACCGCTGGTCCGATGAAGTCATCGAAGTACGGTTTGAAGTCTTGCATGCCTGCCATGTTCTTATGTTCCTATTTTGTGAATGTTGTTGCCGTCCCAAAAAGCCCCCAAGCAATCGCCCAGGGGCTAGATTTCAATCGACACTACGCACGATTAGCGAAGATGCCGCGATGTTCGATAACCGCCGCTGCGAACGATTGGCGAACCGTGTAGATGTACGAATCGTTTCGGATGTTGTAATCCGACTCCAAGACCGGCGATTCCTCACCGCTCAGGAAGCTGATTTCAACCGTATCAATCAGGCTGTTGTCGGCGATTGCATACCAGTTCGTCCCGCTGTTTGCGTCCAAGTATGGGCTTGCAACAACTCGCAATTGCCGAGCACCGCCGCGACCGTAAAGGTTCGAGACGCCGCTATTCTTCTCGCTCTCGACCGATGCCGTCGAATTGACAAGCTCCAATGCCGTCCCTGCGTAGGCCAAAGGCACCAAGAGGATCGACGGGGTAAGCCCGAGGAAAACATCGCTAGACAATCCCTTTTGCTTGCCCATTACCTCAAAGGCTTTGTCGAGGGTCGCTTTGGCCGGAGCCCCAGCACCGCCCGAAAGGTTAGTTCCGGATGCGTGCGATGCCGAGAAAAGAGCCACGCCGTCGGGCATGGTCGGATTCGACAGGAAAACGTCGTAGATCGCCTTTTCTTGCGTCCTGCGAGCCGCCGATCCGTGCATCGCTGGGATGCGAGAAAGGGCATCGAGGTCGTCGTTGATAACCGTTTCCCAAGTCACGGTAAATTCCTTACCGTACTTCTCAACCTTGTACGACTTGCGTTGGTCGACAACCTTGCCCTCTGGGTAGTCCTTGCCTTCGGGGACAACCTCAAGGTTTGGCGATTCGCCAAGACTGATTCGGTTGATGTTTTTGAAGTCGTCAACCGACTGGGCTTGCCTTACCCATTGGTCCCAAGTGTATGGGGCCTCGACGTAAGACGCCGTGAGGGTCTTGCTAGCCGCATCCAAAAGCAGGCTGGAGAACGATCCGCTAGTATGGTAAACGTCGTTGGATCGACGAATGTTGAATCGGTCCATCGTCCCTTGGTGTCCCATCGCGATACGAACAACGTCGCCTTTGTTGTGTCGTTCTGGATTGACGCCCATTCGTCGGACGCAAGCCTCAGCAAGCCGATAGAGCCCGAGGTTTCGGAAGTGCTCCGAGCCTTGGACGTCAGGGGCCTTTTGAGTCTTGATCTGGCCTTGGAAGCATCGCTGAACCAAGCCCGCCGAAGCCTGAGCCATGAACTTATCATGTTCGCTTTCGGTCACGCTGAAACTGGAGCCCTCGACGGCCCCTCCTAGTGGTTGAGAAGCCATCTTTCGGATGATCCTTTCTTGAGCGATTTCAATTGTCACGGATGGATCGTCAACCAAAGCGTCTGCAAAGCTTCGCTCAAGCTTCGCAAGCGTACAATGGGCAACGATTGTTTTGCGTCGGTCGTCGTGGGCCTTCAGTTGTCTTGCGACTTCGGCCTCGACTTTCTTTTCGGCGTCTTCGGCAGGAGGGGTCTCGGCCCGCATAGCCTCTTCGGGTTCTTTGTCAGCCATCGATTCGACTTGCCCCATCGGAGCCGCGTCAGAACCGGATTGCCCCGCTGCTTTTCCTGCGAGGAAAATCACAATCTGTTCAAGGTCGGTCATGCCCTCAGGCAACCCGAGATCCTTCAACGTTGCCATTAGGCTTTCGTCCATTCTCTCAACCCTTTCATGGTCGTAAGACCGTCTAACAGTAGAATTCGGATCCGCGCCCGTTGCACAGATCGAAGCGTTATGAGGCTCCCATTGGAGTACGATTTCCGCTGGACCCTCAATCACCTTGCCTTGTCGGGTGGTGTACGTTTGGCCCTCTCGAACGAATTGACGCTCAAGAATCTGTGCGTCAATCGAGAAGTCATTCAAATGACCTTCGGTGTATCTTGTCGCGACAACCTGCGAGTCTGGATCGCTTGCGAAATCAGGCAAACCAAGCATTTCTTCGCCCTCGATAACGATGTTGCGAATCGATCCGAAGACATTGCGGACTGTTTTGTCATTGTGCGAATCGACGATAGGCAACTGCTTTTTGTCGTTGCGGAATCGAACGCCATCCATCAACAATACTTGCTTGATCCAACCGCGTTCCTGGTCGTAGACCATAACCGGGGTCTCTGTCGCAATTACCGCTCGGCCATCTTTCACGGTCCCGAACTGGCGAACGATCGAATCGCCCTCGATAGGCTTGGCTTGGCGTCTTGCGTCGAGTTCTTTTCGTCGCTTGGTTAGGTCCTGCTTGTTCATGCCGTCACCTCAGCCGGTAGCGTGTCCACTGATCCGTCTTTTGCGTCGTCGATTAGGGCCTGTACGCTCGTTTCGGACATGCCGACCGACGACAGGAAAACCCTAGCCGCCGCTTCGCTAATGACGCCGCTAGCTAGCTCGTCGAGGGTCTTGGCAATGGCCTTGCGGTTGCGATTGAATTGGAGTGTCGATAGCCCCATCATTTCGCCGCTGCCGGTCGCTGGTTGCGATCCTGCCGCCCCTTGCGTCTGAGCCGCTGAAATCGCTAGCTGCGTCTGCTCTGGCGTTTGCAAACCAAGCTTTTGAAGGAGCCGATTTTCTTTGGCCCGTTGGTAAAACACCGTCCGGAAGTTGAGACCCTGAGCCCCAAGCACTTCGCTGTAGGTTGCCGTAAACGAATTGATGCCCGATTC